ACTGCACGATTTTCTTGTTGTTCAGCCATTCTAAGCTGTTCATTTTGACCAAACTGAGCCTGACCAAACTGCTCTTGAGCTTGTTTAGCGGCATCTTCTTGTTGCTGTGCGTTAAGTCCTAGTGATGCGGCCTGCTGTCTAGCTTGCTCTCCTGCATTAAATGCCTGAACATCCATGCCTTGTTGAGCCTGTCGGAAACCTTCAGTTTGGGAGAATGCTGACTGCCTGAACTGCTCCGATGCTTGCCTAGAGGCATCCTCTTGCTGTTGAGCAGTCATCCCCATCGCCGCCGCTTGCTGTTTAGCCTGCTCGCCTGCATTAAATGCCGCTTGCTGAAGTTGCTCTTGCTGTATCTGACCTTGTTGGTTTTGAGCGGATGCTGATTGACTAAACTGCTCTGTAGCTTGACGAGAAGCATCTTCTTGCTGTTGAGCCGTCATACCTAAGTTAGCGGCTTGCTGTCTTGCTTTTTCTCCCGCTTCAAAAGAACTAATAGCCATTTGTTGTTGAGCTTGTCTAGCTTGCTCTGTTGTTCCAAATGCCGATTGACGTAATCTCTCTGCTTCTTGACTTGATGAGTCAGAGGCTACACCTTGCTGTAAACCCATCTGAGATGCTTGCAACCTTGCCCCACGATCAGCTTCAAACGCTTGTTGTGCTTGAGCAAAGCTTGCTTGATCACCTCTAGACTGAATATCTCCTAGCTGTTGCTGAAGGTTTCTATCTTGTTCGGCAAGCATTATTGCTTCTCTATAACCGCCTAATCCTCCAGACTGAGAAGCTTGCGAACCAATCTTAGTCCCTTGAACATCAGCCGCTCGCTGTACTTCTCTTTTTTCAATGTCAGTAACAAGTTGCTGATAAGGATTCATGTAATCTTCTATCGCACCTTGATCAGCAAGTGTTCCTGCTTCAAAGGCAGGGCCAACATCAGGCATTCCTCGATACTGGCTCTCTAGCTCCCTAGCAGAGTAATCTTGACCTAGCTCTCTTGCCACATATCCCGGATCGAAAGTGCTAGGGCCATACTTAGATAATATGTCTTGATTTACAAACTGAGAATCTCTAGTTCCTGCTTCATATCCCGGATCAAACGTACTAGCGTCAAATTCGCTTTGTAAATTACCTGCCTGATATCCTTGACCTATATCTCCTGCCTGATAGCCAGAATCAAACTCGCCTGCCTTATAACCCATATCTCTTTGGCCTGCCTGATAATCTTGACCAAGGTTTCCTGCATCGTAACCTGAGTCTATATCCCCTGCAAAATAACCAGAGTATTGTTGGCTAGGATTGTATTGATTGTAGAACTGCTGTGACTTGTTTGGGTCTTCAAAGCCAACTTGAGAAGCAATGTAAGATGCCTGATTAAATTGTTCAGGGTTTCCTGCCATAGCCATATTAGCCATGCCGTCCATACCCATGTTTTCGTACTGATCAAAATCAGCAATACGTTGACCCGGAAATCCTTCATAACCTCTTTCGCTTTCGTAGGTTGCCCTACCTAAAAGGTTCTCATAGAACGGTCTTGCGTACTCTGGAAGGTTAGTCGTTGTAGACTCTACCTGTTGAGTTCCACTGCTTCCACCACCTTTACTCATTCGTCAATCCTCTTCTCGTACACTACATAAGATTGCTTAAAGTCATCTTGACTCAGCCATTTCCAGAATCCTTGCCTTGCAGTTGCCTCTATTCCATGACAATCTGTTTCTTTAGCAAATTCGTTAAACCGTTCTAACATCTCCCAAACCCAATCATTAAACCTATCTCCGCCTAAAAACTGGATTGCAAGCATCTTCTTATTTGGGTAGTTAACTATCTCAGTTGTCCCTACACCATCAATATTTTTGTCTTCATCAAAAGCAAGCCATAACTGTTGTTGCCCAGTTGCAATAACATTAAATAAAACCTCCATAGTCCAACGACCATTAGAGCGTATTACCGCTCTCTCTAACTGCGCCTCAACATCGGGCCATAGAGCGTGTAGGTAGTTTGTTGGTGCTATAGTTATAGTGTGAGTAATTTTTCTAGGAGCATTTTTGCTTTTAACTCTAGGCTCTCTAGATAAATCTCTTACAATAGGCTTTTCTTTTTTGGCTGTATTTTTCATGCAGGCAATACCCCTCCAGAGTTCATTGGTGCAGGTTGCTGAGTTGTTCCAGTTCTAGTCTGCCTTACTCTATCAAGCATTCCATCTAGTTCTGTTACACCGCCATCAGTACTACCATCTCCTAGCCCAGACACAACATCCGCAGGTACTATGTATTCTCCGGGACTTACGGCCACTGGCTGTTCTGTTCCAATCATACCATCAACCATGTCATCCATGCCTCCTCCTTGTCCTCTAATTACGCCCTCTGTTTGAGCGTTAGGAACTACTGACTGAAGAGCCTGCTCTCTTAACATTTCAAATGCTTCTTGACCAAATTCGCTAATAAACTGGTTAATAATAATATCAGCTTGTTCTTGTGGCAATTGTCCTAACACAGCAGATATAGCTTGCTCAATTAGTTGTGTTTCAGGGGATGCGCTAGGGGTGACTCCACCTTCTTGGAATGAATATGATTGCGGAGCTTGGCCTTGAGGTTGCATTATCATTGACTGAACAGCTTCCATACCAAACAACTCAATAGCTAACATTAACTTCTGTGCAAGCTCAGGAGGAAGTTGCTCAATAGTTACACCTTGAGACAGTGCCTGCGCTACCTGTCCTGCTATCTCCATTGCCTCACCTTGACCCATCTGACCACTTTCATTCATATTAAGAACAGGGTTAGAGGCGGTAGGCATTGCTTCTGCGGTAGCTTGCTGAATTAATGGATCGTTAGACAAGGATGGGTTATTAAAGTTTGGAGCCATCTCTTGCTGTGGAATATCTGCTATTCCTCCACCTTGAAGGTTTACCACTCCGCCTCCTGCAACACGCCTTGTTTGCGTTCTTCTCGTAGGCTTAAGCATAGGGTTAGGCATTGGAGGTTTAGGCATCGGCATAGGAGGCATAGGCCCACCCATAGGCATAGGCTCACCCATCGGAGGCATAGGCCCACCCATCGGAGGCTTAGGCATAGGCATAGGCATAGGCCCGCCGCCCATAATTGGATCAGAATACAAAGACGGATTAATTGGAAATTTTGGCGGGGTATATATAGGAACAATTGGTTCTGGCGCTCCTATTGCATCAATCGCTTCTTTTGCCTTAATAACGTCTAATGGTGGTTTTGGTGGATTTCCTCCTCTACCTCCTCCCACAGGAGCGGTAGCACTAGGATCAATAAAAGGCTTCTCCGATGAGTCTGCGCCTCCTGCACCCACTGGCCCCATCTTATCCATAAGATTCTTCATTTCTTCTGGCGATAAGTTCATTGCTCCACCCTTGCCGCCTATTGATATTGGGCCTAACCCTGTATCTATTGGGTTAGAGGGGTCTACATTTCCACCACTAGGGTCGGCAGGGGCGATTTGATCTTCATCAGGAGGAACAGGAATCCCTGCTTCTTCTGGTGTTTTTCTAAAGTAGTTTATTTCACCTGTAAATCCTGCTCTTGGATCTTTTCCTTGAGCAGATAATTCTGCGGCTTCTTTTGCTAGTTGATCAGCCGTTACAACATTGGCAGGCCTTACTGCTCTTTGCTTTAATCCGGCTGAAGCAGGAGAAGTGTTTCCGCCTTTTCCGGGCATTCCTGCATAATTATATTCAGCAGGGCCACCTTCTTGCATACCTACAGTCTGGACACCATTCATCTGGCGCATATATTCTTGAGGGTTTACGGAAACTAAACCTCCTCCTGCATAGCCATAGTCTTGATAGGCGTAGTCATCTCTTGCTTGTTGAATTGCGCTATCTCTTACAGCAGTGGATCGAGCAAGAGTATCGGCTTTCTTTTTCTCATACTCTCTAATAGCTCTTTCATTATCTTTCTCGGCCATTCTCTGGCCTCTCATGCCCTCACCAATAGCGACTGGGAGCATTGTCCCGCTTGTTATAGCCTGAGAGCCAAATTTCTTGGCGAACTCCATTGGGTTTTCAGCAAATGCAGAACTTCCTGCGCGGCCTGCATCAAACTTTGCGGCATCTAATACTTCCTGTCTGTATGCTTGAGAGCCAAAGTTAGGGGCTTGTGGCCCAAGTTGCCCTGCTGGTAATTCTATAGTTGCAGGGGCTTGCGTTATTGTATTTGCGGCTTGTTTAAGCGCACCTTCGCCTGCCCCTGCTCCTAAGCTTAGTTCGGCGGCGGCGGCCGCGTCTGCACCTACATTTGCAAGGTCTGTTGTTGCACCCAAAACCTCTGGACTTAGTAATTCAGATGCGCCTTGGAAAGCTTTACCTATGCCAAATCCTGTAAGCCCTGACATGATTCCTTCTTTAATGTCTCCAGTAACCGCAGTAGTAGCAAGACCAGAACCAATTGCGCCCATCGCTGTTGCTCCAAGACTTCCAAGTCCTAGTGAGGTAGCCAAAGCTCCTCCTGCCATTGCAGAACCTCCCAAGCTTCCCAACAACGGCAACAAGAACGGCAAAAATGCTTCTGGCTGTCCTGTCATAGGGTTGGTTGTTAACTCTCCTGTAGGAGACAAAGACGCTAATCCTTGGACTTCAACTGGATTCATGTGAACAAGCATACTGTCCCCATATCGACCATGAGTAGCCATTTGATTAGCCATGCCACGCATTGGTTGTTGGTTTGTATACTGAGGGGGTCTGTTGTTCATTAACTAGTCTCCACGCCAAAAAGATTAAAACTTACATTAGCCGCACTTGAGTATACTTTCATGACATCATTCTGTCCTAAACAAATACCTATAACTACTGTCTGAGTAGTCTCTGCCGCAAGTGATTGATTATAGAATAAAAATTGCTTGTCGTCTGCGCCTGCTCCTGCAACATGAACGCTGACTCTAAATGTTATTGCACTACCTGACCTGTTACATATAACAAGGGAGCTAACCGTTGTCTGCGTAACATCAGGAGCTGTATAAAGAACGGTGATCGTAGTAGCAGATACGTCTAGCTGACCAAGAATTTTAATTGCGTCACTCATGAAGCACCCATCAACAAGAATTGGAACCTACGCAAAGCCAAAGAACCTGTCTTGTCGCTCTGTCTTTTTGCTATGTTTATTTCATTGTCTGCATTTGACAAGGCAAACTCAATTGTTTTACGAACAGTGTTTTCATTATTCTGATCATACTCTGGTCTTGCCACTGGGAGTGGAGTTTTAACTGTAGCCATTATCGTCTACCATCTTGTCTTACATCCATTCTAAGAGTACCTAATCTCCAACCGTACCCTTCACCTGTACTTTCAATTCTTATTGATGGGTGTCTTGACCTTGCCCTTATCACAGATTGTCCTGTGCTTGAGGTTACTGTAGTAGTAGCCAATACAGACGCATCCTGTAAAGGATAATCTCTACCTTTAACTGTCATAGATACGCTAGGGTCAGTCCCCTTAAATGAGAAGTCTGGGATAATTCTGTGCATAAACATAAAGCTGTTACCGTCACCCATCTCAAGATCACCAGACTCTACAAAAGCCGTTAACGCTTCACCATCAGCGTCATGGCCCTTCTCATGCTCGTACATGTAGTTAGCATTTGTGTCAGTAATAATTGACGTTGCTAGGGGGAAATTGCCTAGCCCAGAATCAAACCATGCGCCTCTATCCAAAGTTCCTATAGACCAAAGGTTTTCTTCATAGTTGTAAGTAACGTAATTTGATATTTCTGTGTTACCAGATCCAATAGGGTAGTACCAAGTAACTTCGGAGTGAGCAGAGTTTTCAGCGGCAAACACCTTAAACGCCTGACTAACATTTAAGTTGGAGAAAACATAATCTTTAACTGAACATGGCAGTGGTTGAACTGATCCGTTATAAACAAAGAATCCACCCTCATCCATAAAGAACACTGATCCCCTAGCGTTAACAGCCGCATTAGGAGAAATCATGGAAGTGTCTGTGCTTATTGTTGCGAAGTTAAATACAAAGGGAGGGCCAACAAATCTCATGGAGTGCAGGCTTACATCTGTAAAAACAAGTATCTCTTCTCGCGCCTGAACAGCCCCAATAATAATTGATCCTGAGTTTATTCGTACACCACCTGCTGTGTTAGTAGCAGTAGGAAGCCAGTCAATTGCGTTCTGTTGATCAGAGAATCTAATAAATAAAGGGTCAATTGCTGTAGAGCCTATAGGGTTTGATCCAAACGCAATAACGTGCTGATCAATATCTGAAACCATAACCTGAAGTGCAATACTTGGTGGAGATAATTTTCCTGCGATAGACGTTATGTCTACCCCCCTAGCTCCTACACCACCAGAGGTATCATGATAGTAAATGCCTCCACCCCTGACATTAAACACCAAGTCTTCACCAAAATTGTCTTGACTATAAAGCCTTAACTGGTTGGCTGAACTAATATCACTGGCAGAACCAAATCCTCCAGAACCCCACGCACTCGCGCCAAAACCTGTACTTGAAACGTAAGCGTTAAGACCCGTGTTAAGTTGATAATTTCCAACGGTACTACTGCCACCATTGCCTGAGTCGCTTGAGTTGGCTGTAACTGTGGTTCCTGAAGTATCCTTAGCTGTAAAGGTATAAACACTAGAGGACGTTACTGAGGTTATTTCCTGCTCTTGATTTAACACTGCCGCAACAATAGTGCCGCCTAGCGATGCCGCGCTTGTAAAGGTAACAAAATCATTAACAACAGCACCATGACCTGCCTCTGTCACTGTTATTACAGATGATCCGTTTGTTGCCGCAAAGCGTGGATCACCCGCAGAAGTGGTTAGACGTATGGGCGTTATATCATTAAAGCTGTTACCTTCAGATATATAAAACTTTAGGTGAGTACCTATGCCTATATACTTGGTAAAGGCTAAGGATGCCCATCGGTGTAAAGACCTGCACACCCCTAAAAATGAGTTAGTGCTAAACTTCTGCCAACCACCTATTTTTTCAGGTCTACCTTGCCGAAATCTAATTTTGTCAGACTCATACCAACCCTGATCAGCAGTGTAGTCAGTGCCTTCTTTATTAACTCCGGGAGAAAACTGTAACTTAGTTAACGCCATTTTATTCTCCGTTATTAACGTCCACGACGTTGGCCCATGCTACCAATACCGCGCATTACTGGCATGTTATTTCCCATTGCTCTAAGCCCTTGTGGAGTAGGAATCATTCCATTAGACTGAAATTGCATTGAAGCTTGACGTGCCGCATCTTCAGCTTGTTGAGCATTTAGCCCCATAGATGCGGCCTGTTTCCTAGCCTGCTCTCTTGCCTCGTAAACGAATCCATCACCATCAGCCTCCTGTAGCCCTTGCGGCTGTGCTTGCGGTTGTCTCATTATCTC